TCCAATTTTCTTGAATCCAAAACAACATGAGACGTCGGTCTAAACGTGTCAATAGGCTCTGGTACTGACGTGATTGACCATTCAAATTCTGATGGGTTTACTTCCAGCGAAAGTGTTTCATAAGTTTTTGTCGATGGAACGGCCGTCAAATTCCATAAAAGATGAATTTTATACCCATCTTCTCCAGCTTGAGTTCGATATGACATGTGGAAAATTCCTTGCGGTTGGTCGGCGATATACATGCCGTCCTGTTCTTCCACAGTTCCCTCAAACTCCAGAAATTCATCTGGGTAAGTGTACGCCCTCAACGTAGCGGAAAAGTTTCCGGCCGAAATGATGTCATTGAACTTAATGCCATCAAAATAAACCGGGTCGATCGTCGAATTGAATTGTTCATCTACTGAAATCAGGCCATTCCAGGGAATTCCGCCACCATCAGGTGGATACAAAACGCCATGATCTAAACCCGCTTCAAAATCACGAATCTCGTCCCAAACAAGAGCAGGCATAAAACCTCCTTAACCTGACGTATTGTGTTTCGCCCTGCGTTGAGCATTTAATTCCCTATTGCGTTGTGCAACTTCGCTTCGAGACATCTTCTTCTGCTTCGAATTCTTGATGTTACAAATTCTGATCAAGGAGAAGAGACGATTAAGATGCCAAGTTTCACATTCAAAGGGAATGTTGAAAGTAACCATCCAAAAATAAATTAGTTCTGAAGTAACAATCTCTGCTCTGCCTCTAGTTTTGTGTTGAGGCATTTCGCCAAATGTAGTTGCGGATTGTTGCGACTCAATGTACCCATTAATTTCATCCAAATTTGTTTTGGACAATTGATAAAGAATATTAGATGGGTAATTAGGGGTGAGAATCATACATTCAATGTAGAAATAGATTTCTTCAGAACTTTTGTCATCAGGAGTCAAGAAAGGTCTTCCAAATTTGGACTCCCATTTTGACAGTGAGAGTAGAGAATGCTCTAACTCTAAGACGAAATCACCAACAGAGCCAAACTCTTCGGTCTCTTCGTTATAGGTTTCTTCTCCAATTACGGTTAATTTAAGCATTCTCTACTCTCCTAGCTGTCAGAATCAAGGCGAAGCAAGCAGAGCAATCACTGCATCCGGCGTTGGCAGGTTAGCCACGCCAGTAGTTGCATCGCCATACAGCTCTTCCTCGAGCGCCGTAAGATCACCAGAAGCCACGACTCTCGAATCAACAACGATAAGAGAAGTAGGCTTGAGCCCGGTGACCGGGGCGGGCGTGGTCGAGATCTCCCAGCTGAAGGTAATGGCCTCAGGGGAGTCGTTGATGGTGTTATAGGCCTTCTCCGAAGGGCTGGCCTGGCACCCGTACACCAAGTGAAGCTTGTATCCGTGGTCATCACCCTCGAGGTCGTTACCAATCCTGGTACGGTATGACAGACCAAAGGTCTTGCGGGTCTGCTGACCCACAACGACACCGGGCTCTGGCTCGGCGAGGCCATCGAATTGAGCGAACTCATCCGGATAGGTGTAAGCCTCGATGGTAAGCCCGAACTCCTCGGCGGAGAACAGGTTGAGGTACTTGATGTTGTCGGCATACGTCGCCGTCGGCTCTGCACCTGAGGGCGACTCGGTAACAGCCGTAAGGCCGTTCCAAGCAACTCCCGTAGTGTAGACGCCAGAGACGTCTGGAATGTAGAGAACACCATGGTCTACACCGGTCTCATAGAACCGATCGCCAATAGTGTCCCAAGTAAGCTGTGGCATTGTTACTTCCTCCTAGAAGAAGAGTCTATAGACATCGTGATTGAGGTTGTCAGCCGTATAAAACCGATCGTAAACGCACTTTGGCAAACTTCCGATTTTATCGTGAATGATACTGTCTGGATTTATGTCAATGACCGTTACCAGATACTGTTTCACTCTTGTGTATGGCTGGTCGTTAGCAAAAGTTGTTTGAACATTGTCTCGTTTGTAGACAATGCATGGATACTTCATTTGCACGGTTGGTGGTGGCTGAAAATAGACATTATTTGATCCCAAAAGGGACACGAGAATAGCGTGTAGATCAAGTCGTTGGCCCATTATAAACACTCCCAAGGCTAAGGATGAGACGGGGGCTCCGAACCTCGACCGAAGTCACAGTCCAGAGCACCCCCGCCCATCTAACATACTTGATCAAGAAGAAGTGTTCGATGGCGTATTGATCAGCGACAACGCTTATTGAATTGCCAACGGAAATATCGCTATTAAGGTTTTCGCTTTCATCCAGCCTCCGAGTATTTCTAATAACATCACCGTAGTACGCAACTTCGGTAATTCGATCTACCCAAACACCAGAGCGAGGGGGATCTTCTACAGTTTCCCCATACCCAATATCTCCATAGAATCTCGCCATCTTAACTCCTTATAGGTCAGCCCCTGTTACGGAACGTCCAGATCGTGTCTGCGTTGCTGGCGAAGTACTTGCCAGAAGCAGGCGTGGCCTGAACCGTAATCGTTTCGCCAACCCCAACCTCATACGGAGAACCAGCCGCATTCACGACGGTGTTCGTAGCGGTGTCAGTGTAGACGACGCCCGTGGTATCGACAATGGTGACCTCACCGGTCTCAGAGTCGAAGGTGGGAGCCGCAGGAACAACCGCAGCGTCACCGCTAGCAGCAGCCCTCTTCACGACAATCGCACTCTTGAGCTTCGTAAGAGCTCCAGAAACACGAGTCTCGATCAGGTACTTGTACTGGTTGTAGTCGATGTCGAAATCGTCGAACATCGAAACGCTTCCACCTTTGTCAGCACCCAGAACGTAATCGTTCAGGTTGACCAGAATGGCGACAATGCTCGGATCCTCTTCCATCACTTCGACCGGAACGATCGCAGCAACACGAAGCTCAGCAGCGAGCTCGTCGAGGGAGCGGTACATACGACGCTCCATACCATCGTTCAGAAGCATGAACTGAGCGATGACGGTCTCGGTCGTGTACATCGTCGGCAGGCCAGAACCCTTGTAGTGACGACGGTTGAGGATAAGAGCGTCGATGATCTCACGAACATCGGAGCTGGCATCCAGCAGGTTAACCGTAAGGGTCGTCACATAAAGCGCATGATCCTTGGCCACCGGGCGGATGTTTTGCTCGTTGATCTTGTCCTCACTGGCCACATCACGACCATCGCCGATGAGAATCGCACGGGCGAGTTCCTCATCAAGCATCAATCTCATCTCGCCCTTGAGCCAGGCGACGACATCGAAGTCGGTGATGTCAAGCATGTCATCACGATCGAGCTTCTGCTTCTTGTAGATGGTGGTCGGGGTCGTCACTCGCTTGGAGACGCTGAAGAACTCTTCCTTCTTCAGATCGCCAGTAACATAACCCTTGGCCCGAGCCTCATCCATCGTGAGATCAGCGGTCAGAGTCTTGACTCGACTGAACGGGCTCTTCTTCGTTGCAGACAGAACGCCGGCAACCCACTCGGTGCGACGCTTGTCCCACTCCGGAGAGTCGGCCAGTGCCCGAGCTTCTGGGAACAGGACATCGATGTCATCGATGCCGTGAGCAATCGCATAGTTCTGAACGGCGTCCTTGAGAGAGCCGACCTTGGTGGCATCGGCGACAATGCCGGCGATGTCGGAGTGAGAAAGAACATGAGCTGGAGCCGTTGCCGAATCCGCCTTCTCATCCTTTTTCTCGAAAACATTGTGGGTCACGGTGGAACCTTCCTCATTTTGGTTATCGGCATCGCCGAGGTTGTCTTGCTGAACTTCATCGCTCTTGTTAGCCTCGAGGGCCACTCCAAGCATGTAATGAACTACTTCCTTCTGCTTCTCGTCCATTGAATCGTAGATTTCTTGAACGGTAAGCTCGTCGTCATCAGAAGACGTATGATCCAAAGATGCATCATCCGAAGAAGAATCATCAGTCTTATCATCAATCTTCTCGTCGTCTTCCGCATGAGTCACCGTAGCATCTTCGTCATTTGGATTTTCATGCTCCAAAGGAAGATCAGTATAAACGATAACTTCATCATCAAGAACGTCTTCTCCACCATCGGAATGGCGAATAGTGACATTCTCAATAACTGCTCCTGGATTGGCACCGGCGAGGACCAAACTTACCTCACGAATTGCACCGTGAAGAACTTTGCCCGCTCTTTCGACCAATTGATTGGCCCAGATGGACAACCGGTTAATGTCACCATGCTCAAGAAGACCGTGAGCGTGGTTCGCTTTCTGGGATGTGTTGAAGAAACCATAAGCATAAACACCGTCATCCCGATTCTCCAGAAGAACGTGTCCCAGAACGTTCTCAGGGTCGGTATGCCCATGCTGCCAAACGAGGGGAACCTTCGTTTGATCTTGATGGCTGAAAGCACCCGACATGATCGTTCGACCATCGGCGCATCTCAAATTTGCTTTGGTTGCGTATCCGCTGAAATCAGCTTCCATTTTGACAGTTCCTTTCAGAGAGAGTTGGCCTGAGCATTTGCTTTCTTGATCTGTTCTTTAGCACTGCTAATCAGCTTAGTGATCTTTGTGATTCGGTCGCCCAATTCGGCTTCACTCATCTCGGAGACAGTTTTCTTTTGGGAAGAATCGGCCGCCTTCTTTGCCTTGTTTTTAAGCTCGGCTTTATTCTTGTTTCGATACCTTTCAGCAGCAGCTCTTTCTTTAGCCGTAGTTTTATCGTCGGAATTCTTCTTTTCTTCTTTTTTATCAGCATTACGGCTCTCTCGAGCTGCTTTCTTTTGCTCTCGAAGAGCTTCATGAGCTTCCTTCAAGGCATCTTGTAGACGATTGAGCTTCTGCGTAAGCCGGACTACCCGGGCTTGGGCCTTAGCCTTTAGCTCCTTTTTGGTAGTAGGCTTTGCGGTACGCTCTTTGATTCGTCTAATAGGAGTAGTGCCGACTCGATCAACGGGGCTAGGTAACCTACCGCTGCCGGGTCGACGACCCTTTAGCCTTTTGGTGCGCTCATAGTATAGATGACGTTGGACGGGGTCATAAGGTTGTGCCATTAGATCCCCAATTCTGTCAGCTGTCGATCAAACTCTTCTTCTTCGGCGTCAGCGGCATCATCTTCCGAAGTATCTACGCTTTCTACAACGGGAGCAACCTCAGCCGGGGCCAAAGGTTGCGGCATGTTGCTATTAAGAAGTTGATCTGCTTTTGGATCGCTAGACGGTGGAATACCCATGTATCCTCGAATCTCATTCGAAGATAGAATTTCGTTTCGGGTAAATTTGTCTGCAACCTCAGCAAGATCTTTAATCGGAACAAGTCTGAACGGATTTTGGAAATACCTAATCCGATCTTTAGACGTAATACTAATGTTCCTGATAAAAGTCTTTTGCATCGCCTCGATAATAGCCTCAATGAGAGGCTCGATGGTACGATTGAAGTAGTTAAGCATAGCCACTTCATCCGCAGTACCATTCATAATTTCTTCAGTTAACCCCAGCTGGCCATAGAGCATCTTTGTGAGATACTCGATTTGAGCAAGGAGATTGTTTTCAGCAGGACGGTTGAGCTGCGTGATCTTCTCAGTACCATCAGTGTAGGCAATGCCATACTGACTATCCTTCAACTGACTGGTAATGTCTTCTCTACGCTGTTCTGCTTGAAGTCGTCTTGCTTCAGACTTGATCACATACGGCAACTGAATGATAATATCCAGCTTGCCCGAACCAGACTGTTCATCGACGGCATCAAGAAGATTCAACTTCCTGATCAAACGCTGCAACGTTGAGTTCGGCTCATTCATTACTGAATATAGCGGATTCTCAACAATTGCTACAAAACGTTTCTCAAGAGTAATTTCCTCTCGAAGCCCTCGCTCCAAATTATAGAGATTAATTCGAACATGTCTCGGATACCAAGACGTAATGTCACCAACACGAAGCGTTTGAATATCAAAGATTCCGCCATTAGCGGGGTCTTCCAGCGTGTCGACCGGAACGATTGCCGCAGATCCCTTATCAAAGAGAGTCATCGCAATGTCTTGCCGGAAAGAACGTGGTCCTTGATCGATGTTTGGTTCAAACATCAGACAATGATTCAAACCAGTATCTGCGTCTTTCAAATATCGACCTTGATCATCCAACTTAATTTGTCGAATCTCAACAGCCGCAAGATCAACGCTAAGCCTTGTGTAAATAGACGAGATGATGGAGCGTTCGTTTGAGAATCGCATCCGAGTTCGGTCAGGTCTAATGCTCGTGTTTGGCCCGATATCCCAAGATACATACGGATCAATTCGTTCATTGTAACGAAAGGCATTCCACATTCGCTTTATACGGTCTCCCAGCGCCATGAAGTACCTCCTTTCTATTCGAACGCTTCTTTATTGGCCTTATATGCAACGTAAGCGTCCATCATGGCCGATACGTTATCGATTTTCTCATCAGCTCGTTTCTTAAGCAACTTTCTATTACCATTGGTATCCTCTAAAGTAACAGCGTTGCCCATAGCAAACGACATCAAATCTTGATCGAAGATTAACATTCGCTCTTCAGCAAGAATCTTCAATTCCCCTAGAGGAACTGATTCGGTTCTCGCTCCTTGAATGACTTTCTCGATTCCGTATGAACCATTCTCGGTCTCCCATCTAGTAACGAATTCTTTTGCATTATACGGGTCAAACCCGAAACAACGAACGTCGTATTCGTTTTGCTGAATGAAAGTATCGAGGTCGTCATAGACTTCCATCATGTCAAGAACAGTACCGTCCAAGACATGCAGACTGCCTTCGCCAATAAACTCCTCATACTTAGCTCGCATTGCTCCTGGAAGTTTCATTAGCGTCAAAGACGTAATGTAGCTTCTTGTCTTTATTCCAAACGATCCGTTTGAGAATGGGAACAATAAAGTAAAAGCACAGAAGTCATCGCCTTGTGACAAGTCCGCACCAAGAGCACAAGGAAGCCCCCAGAACTCTCTCGGCGGGTGTGGAAGAGTATCTTCGTAGGTGAAGAAGTACGTATAACCCTCCATTGGAATACCAAACCGTTTTGCCAGAATATCGTTACGAGAAGCAGGAGCTTTTTCAGCTCTTTCTACATCTAAATGATATGCTTCGTAAGTTACAGTCTTTCCAAGGTTCGGATTTGCCTTAATCCACATGGCAGGATCAGCAACTTCTTCTATATCGTCCAATTTGTAATGCCAAATCGAAACGTGAGGCGCTTGATACTCTCCACGAAGAATGCTATTTAGTTCCATTTTGATGGTATCACCAGAACCGTTTCGAACGGTTCCCTCAGAACTAATAGCGACGATCAAATAGTCTTCTAGTTTAGAAGCGCCCTGTTCAATAGCACCAACAACGTCCTCTCTTAGATCACCAGACAACCATTCATCGATCGTAGCACAAGCTGGACGTAGACCCTGAAGCTTGTTGATGGTCATTGGTCGAATCTCTAGCAAAGAGCCAGTAAGAAAGTTCTCAATTCCCTTTTTAGTGGAAGCTAACTTAGCTCGCTGGGCTCTTGATCCAGTGGTATTCTGTAGGGAACCCTCTGTAAGAAACTTAAACAGGGGTCCTCTGGCTCTAGTGATGGCAGTCCTAAAGGGTGTCATTACCTCTTCGGCCTGCTTCATGGTGGGGGCGGTGGTTATCTGATGGGTGGTTGAGGTGTTTACGTTCAACACAAAGGACTGAATGGTGAAGGCATACATCGACTTGGCAGCACCTCTGGCGACAATGAGGTATTGCTTAGTAGTTAGCCGCTTCTTGACCGTCTTCTGTTCATAGTGGCCGCCACCCTTACCATCAGGTTTATAAACACTTCGTTCAATAAAGTAATACCAACCAAAAAGTTGTTCTGCCCATAACTTGAACGTGTCTAAGAGGTGAAGATCGCCGCCATCAGTCAACGTCAACTCGAATTCACAATACTTTACATATCCATGAATCGCCATGTTGTCGTAATAAATGTTAGGATTAGCAATCAAATCGTCAATTCTATTCATCTCCATTGAGATTTCTTTGTTGACGACGATATCACCTCGTAGAACTGCTTCACGAAATTTCCCATAATACTCAGGAGTTGCCGTGTTTGATAACGCCATTAGCTACTCCTTTATAGATTAAAGGCCAGCTTTCTTCTTTGCTGCTTTGGCAGCAAGAGCAGCTGCAATTTTCGCATTTACTTGATTCTGAATTTGTGTCCGAGCAACATTCACAGCGAGTCCGCCTGCAAAAGTAGCACCCGCAGCAACGGCCTTCCTTCTAAAACTAGTGCTTGATCCGGAAGTTAATTTAGAATACTGCTGTTCGAGATTCATTCGAGCAACGGCATTCTTAAGCTCCTCGTCAGACATGTCCTTAACGGTTTTTCCAGAAGCTCTTGCCAGCTGCCTTCTGCTGCGACGAACCCCCCACTTCTGACCCTTCACACCGTGATGCTCGAGAACTTCTCCAACAGCATCAGAATGCTCTAGCCAACCGTCAGGAAGAAGATCTGTAAGATTCAATTCCTTGGCACGTTTGATGAGCCACGCTTTGGCAGTAGCTTTATTCTTTGCCCGGCCGTAGGCTTGGATGGCATTCTTCAGGTCTTGACGATTGCGAATCGGAAAACTGCCACCCGGCATAGCCTGATCTTTCTCAACCAACTTCTCACGCTCTTTTGAGCTGAAAAATTTGTGCTGAAGAAAATCTTCAATGGCATTACTCATAATACACCTCCTCTGCTGCTGCCAAAGCATTCGCTGCTTCTTGTGCAATGACTTCTCGAACAGAATTAAGACGCCATTCAATTTCCTTGATTTGATTATTCATCGCCTCGATAAGAAAAGAAGTGGTCGGGGGGTCGAACAACATACGAGTCTTCAAATATACGTATGTCTTAACAAGTTGCAGTTGGTTCGATGGAACGACATAATCATCCCAGGTTGCCGTATTATCTTCGATGGAAAATCCATCAATCGGCCCGATTCCTAATTGATCCAAAATGGAGAAAGTGCTGTTGATATAAATAATGACATCATGATCGAACGGAGTGTACTCACTGTCCAATCCAAGAATTTTCTTCGTGCTGTCCAAAATACTATCGCTCATCTCTCACCTCCATTTCATGGTTCAGGGATTGTGGGCGCAGGATTAAATACCCAACCAGGAAGAGTGCCTCTTGCGTCTAAAACAAATTCAGATCGTTCATCATCCTTAGTGGCAATGATGCGACCTAGCCATCGCTTAAGACCGACAAGAGGCTCCATCTCCTCTGTAGTCCAAATGATTAACACGTTTGATTGACCCGTTCCGTTATCACCAAAAACACCAGCGGTCTTTGTATACGCAATAGTGTTGGTAGTTGGGTCGATGATCTCCATAGAGAGCGTCCAGCCTGTAAAATCTCGAAGTGTACCATTAAGATTTAACCAAGCTAAGAGATCGTCCGGGTCTGTAATGTCTGCTCGACGAGTAAACGTAATGCTACGTCCTTGATTAAGTGCAAGACTCACTCTTTGCTCCTTCCTGTGACGATACTAGGCTTATACCCAGTAACTACTTCTGTGAAATTAGAATGACCTCTGGCGGCACGTGTAGAATATCCTCTAGCATGAGGTAGGAACAGGAACTTAGCTGGATCAGCTGTAACCAAACTAAGAGCAACGCCCATGTAAACGATTAAACCGAATACTTCACCAGTATGCTGACTAGAACCTATTGCTGTTCCAGCCCATGTAATCGTTCCAACAGCATTACCATCTTGTGTAGGTAGAGTCTCTGCAAACCCTTCGGCAGTACCGACCCAAGTAATTGTGCCAATGGCAATTCCAAGTTCCGCACCAAGAGCAACACCAGCCCAGCTGATCGCTCCAATTACTGTTCCAAATGGTGCTTTTACACCACTGGAAGTTCCGGACCAAACAACGGAACCCGTTGCTTCGCCGTCATTGATTCCAACTGCTGGTGCATCGCCATCGGCAGTACCGATCCAACTAATCGAACCAGATGCGGATCCGTTTGAAATTCTTACGCCTGTAGCAGACCCAACCCAACTAATTGAACCAAGTCCTTGACCGTCATTGATTCCAACGGTCGGTGCAAATCCAATAACACTACCGACCCAGTCAATTGCGCCAGAAGCGTTACCCGATGACAGTTTCGTTCCAGTAGCTGTACCAGTCCAAGTAATCGAGCCAATAACAACGCCAAGATTACCGCCGATCGCTACTCCAACCCAGTTAACCGAGCCAGTCGTAGAACCACTTGATGCTCTTGCGCCGGTAATGGAACCCGCCCAACTAATCGAGCCAGTCGTAGAACCACTTGATGCTCTTGTACCCGTACTGGACCCGGCCCAGGAAATCGAACCTGTCGTAGAACCGGTGGATGCTCTTGCGCCGGTGCTTGAGCCAACCCAAGCGATTGAGCCAGTTGATGCACCCTTTGGCGTTCTCGTGCCTGTGCTTGAACCAACCCAAGAGATTGCTCCAGAAGCAGAACCGGTTGTTAGTTTTACACCGGTGCTAGAGCCGACCCAACTAATCGAGCCAGTTGGTTCACCTTTTGGCGTTCTTACACCGGTGCTAGAGCCGACCCAACTAATCGAACCAGTTGCATCGCCCTCATTTATAGAGATGCTTGGAGAAACTCCGTCAGCAGTACCAGCCCAAGTAATTGAACCAATAACAACGCCGAGGTTACCTCCAACAGCAACACCAACCCAAGCAATAGCTCCGGATGCAGCTCCACTTGATGCTCTTGCGCCGGTACTAGAACCAACCCAAGCGATTGAACCGGTTGATGCACCATTTGCTGCTCTTGCGCCGGTAGTAACTCCAGACCAACTAATTGCGCCGGTCGATTCACCTCTTGATACTCGTACACCGGTGCTACTACCCGCCCAACTGATTGCTCCAGATGCGGATCCAGTTAGTAACTTTTTACCAGTACTGGAACCCACCCAGGCAATTGAGCCCGAAGCTTCACCTTTTGGCGTTCTTGTTCCTGTGCTAGAACCAACCCAGGCAATTGATCCAGTGGCAGCCCCTTCCATGGGACCACTAGAGTCAAACGCAATAGCTGGACCATCTGCATTACTAGTAATCGTACCATTAGCGGTTAGTGTTCTACCATTACCAGATTGATCGATAGTGCTAATACCATCGTCGAAGTAATATGAAGCCCACAAGTTCGCAGTTCTCTGAGGAACGTAATAACCGATTTCACCTTCCAGCTCCGTTTTAGTTAACGAAGCAGCCCATACTTTAGTATCAGAAACCGAACAATGCGCCCATTCGCCCCAACTATTGGCGCCAATTTGGAAAGTCCAAGAATCTGTAATTCCACCAATAGTACCAGGGGCATCAGTTAACGTAGAAGCCCCTTCAACACAATAATACACATGATCAGTACCTGATGGATCATATACAATTGCAACGAAATACCAAACGTCAAGCGTTGGTGTAAATACGTTATCGATAGATCCGCCACTAGTTGAAGCGTGGAATTGGTTGCTATCAGTCAAGCCTAAAATAAAATAAGAAGAGCCATTGTCGGCTCCAATAAAATACCGCCAACTGCTGGTATGTGCGTGGAACTTTACCCAGCAACTCATCGTGACGCCAACGCCACCTAGACCAGTAGCCGATCGTGTGTAACGATCTGCAACAGCATCAAAGTAAACTGATGCTGTTCCGTCATCGGCTTCAGCCGGCCGAACAAATATAGTCTTAGCAAGCCAAACACCGGACGTGTTCGTGAATGTGCCAGGATCTTCGGTTGTAGAAGCACTCAGTGCTCGATAACCTACGCCAAGCGCAACCGAGCTTGTAGAAGATGCTGACTTCTGAAGTATAGCACCAGTCGTATAGTTTGTTGGTGCGGCCGTAATAGAAGACCCTGTGGCAGTAAGATCCACTGCAGCAATCGCAATAGCAAGCCAATCTTTGGCCAGAAAAGCATTAAGTGACGGCGGATTAGCATTGCCCGTTGCTCCTGCTGCTGCGGTAGCCATGACAATATCAGTAGCTGGGTTAACCACGCCATGCGTACCAGCAGTGATAGCAACCATGTTAAATGATGCGTCTTGAGTATTAGCTCCAGCTATGCTTAACGCATCAGTAGCGTCATTAGTGGCAATTCTTGCATAAACTGCAAGTCGAGTGCTGCTTGTAACTTCGTCACTTATCTCTGACCAGTTTGTAGTTTGGGTGTGAGTAAACGCCGTAGCAGAGTCTCCTGCAGCAAACGCAATAAGCAAATCTCCGGCTGCTCGTGTAGGAAGAGTGATTGATACTGCCGGAAGTGCATCGGTCGTGTTAGTAGCAGCGGCAAATCCTCTAACGGTCGGAGCAGCCATATCGTTTCACCCCTCCCGAGGGTAGTAACTATTTGTTATGATGCAGTGCCGGTAATCGTCACTCCAGTAACGGTGTACTCACCAGCTGCGTTGAATGCCTGGTCCCCAGTGAGAGGAAGCCAACCATAGAAAGTGCCGGCGCTCGAAGCCGACCAGAAACCAACGTGTGTAGCTGCACCAGAAGCTGCACCACCAGTGAAAGCGAGGTCGACGGTGGCAACAAGATCACCGTTGGCGGCCGCAACCCACGTAATCGCTTGTCGAGCTGCAGCAGATTCGTTCGAACCCGATGCGTTAGGCTGCGCAGTGTGAATCGCCATGTGAGACATGGCGGTCTGCATGGCAGCATTGCCAATGTTGAGAATGGTATCGTTTAAGGCCATTGTTTCATCTCCTTGTTAAATATGTGTCACTTGTTTTGCTGACGACGGAGGCGGGTAACTGCTTTACGAACCGCTTCCGCATCGTGGCCGGCCTTCGTTAGGAGAGCCACTCGATCTTTGCCTGATCCATATCGACGGCTACCAGCTAGAATTTCTCTAGCGATAGACTCGGCCGATTTACTATCTTCCGGTTGAAGGCCTGACGGATCAGCGGCCGATACAACCGGATTTTGAACAGCAGAAACAACAGTCGTTGCTGGAGAAGCCGTTGTCTTCTTAGCGGTGATTTTCTTTGCAGTAGTCTTCTTCGCTGCCGTAGTAGTCGTAGAAGAAACCTTCTTGGCCGCAATCTTCGTTGCCGCTGCGGTCGTCTTTGCTGGAGCTTTCTTGGCAACCATCGTTTTCTCCCTTACCAAAGTTTAGTGTCGTTTGGTTCACGTGCAACAACAATCTTTGGAAGCAAAGATGCATCGCTGTAGTGAATTGCGTTGTGCGTATTGTGAGTAGTCGTAATGAGAAATTCTGGATCAATAATCCAAGATTCACCGTGAACTATGTCGTCTACATCCATTGGATTAATGTGGTGTATGAGGATATCAGAACCAATTTCATAACCTGATACCCCCAAATCACACCCATTGTCTCGTACAATGACGAAATCTCGAACGTCTTTCCATTCACGTGATCGATAAAAATGTTGATTAATGTGTCGGTCGAACCCGAAAGTTGAACGCCCAACCGCACCATGAAGACGTAAGTAATCGAAACGCTCTTCGAAAGTATGAAACCGTGATAATTCGCTATAGGTTTTAATCTGCATACTCTTCGTACTCTTCGTCATACTCATCTTCATGATCTTGGCCCGCATATGAACGCATAGCATCCAAAGCGGCAGAATATAGCTCTTCAACACGTTTGGCTGACGCCATCAATTCAAGTTTACCAGTCAGCAATTCGTTTTCACGACGCAAACGTTCTTGCTCGAGTTGTTCTCTCGTGGAACCAAGTTTCAAATAATGAGTAATAACTTGAGAAGAAGCAGTGCCTTCGAGCATTTGTCTTTCAGCTAAGTCAATCGCTAAGGAAACTAATTGGTTCTCACGACCATCTAAAGTACGAGACGGACGACGTTTTCGTCGTTTGTCAGAACTCATATCGTCTCCTTACATGATTTTACTTTGCGCCAAGAGCCGCCCAAGTCTTTGCGCCAACAACTCCATCTACAGTCAAACCATTTCTACTTTGAAATGTCTTGACCCGATCTCGAGTCTGTCGACCATAAACGCCATCGACTGAAATCGAATAACCTTTGTCTCGAAGGACGGTCTGGACCACAACGACGTGCGGTCCACGCATAGTTGGTGAAGTGAGTCTCAAAACTGGAAGGGACGTCGAAGTTGTCGTTTGACCCTTGATAGGAAAGTTTGGGTTTGGATGCTTTCGACCATTGTCAACCCAAGTCTGCCAACCATCAACCTCAATGGCTTGCATGTGCCAAGGCTCACCACCGACGTTACAATGAACGCCATAGTCAGTAATATCGATGTGACCAGAGCCTTGCCCAGGAACCTCACTCCATGTAGGTGCTCGGTGTACATTGGATCCATTTCGATGAACCAAATCTACCGCCATGAATCCTTGACGTCCATCAGCAAACTGTTGCATCTGATGAAAAGACTTACCGTCAGGAGCGAACCCAGGCTTGGTGGGTTGAGTGGTACGGAAAGCGCCACCGATGCCAATGTTACCTCCTCTTGACCTAAGCCAAGCGAAGAGACGAGACCTGTACTCAGGCTCCATTAAACTGGCACTAGCAAACGTCTTCAGTTGATCAAGCGTGAGAAGAGTTCTCGAATATCCGGCTGGATACATGATTGTCATGATTCGTCCTCCTCCACATAATCTTCGAATTCGCCTTCAGCTTCTCCATCATACTCATCTTTAAGAGCCTTGAAGGCTGACCGATTGATCTTGTCATCTGGAAGATCGGTATCAATTGCTTGATCCGGATGATCTTTTACTTGTTCATCACTCATAAAAATCTCTTTTCTCGAATTGGATTACGGTTGCGACCATATAAGCGTATCGCCAAGATATAAAGCGTCAACCTCTGTATCGCCAATGTATAGGGTATCTACAGCAGTATCGCCGAGATACAAGGTAGCTCCACCTGCCGGCGGATCAAACTTGACTTCAATACCAATGATACCAACACGGTTTGTGCCAGAATCTTTAGTGGCATCGATAACGTTGTCTGCTTGTCCATTGGAATCGTCCCAACCTTCAGCTAACAACATTACGTTAATGGTTGTACCACTAGCAGTAGCAACATCCTCGAGCTGTGTGAAACCAGTACCAGGCGTTTGCGTACCAGTCGTGCCAGTAATCCAACCAGAGAAGCCACACGTAGAGTTTCCAGCAGTGACAGCGCTAGTCAACGTTTCGGAAATTGTGCCGACGTTAGAACCAGTCGTTGTGCCTTCAGCTTGAACAATAGCTCCAACACCGTTATTAGCCGAATCGTCAAAGACATCATCGTTAGTACAAATAATCGCAGCAGCACGACGAGTTGTCGTATCTGCACCAGTTGTGATGGTGACAGTGGTTGTTCCAGGATTCGCATCGATCTGAGCTTGCGTTGGCTGGCAACGAAAGACAGCAATACGACTACGACCGCTCGTTCCATACCCAGCAGGAAGGGTAGACGGAACCGCTGCCCAAGTATAACCAGTTTGCGCACAAGTTGGATCTGCTACTGCAGCATTAGACCCCTTATCACAGACAAACCCAAGCAGATATAGACGACCCGCAGTCATTTGCGGATTGCTGATCGTGTGTGTAGCTTGTGTAGTGATTTCTATGTCACCTGCAGCATGAAGTGAGAAGCGTGACGCCATAAGTTACCCCTGAATCACATAAAGAGTCGTGGCTGGACGACCTGCGCCGAGAGCTGTCCATGCAGCTATTGTTGATTTGACCATGTTGTCAATGTTGGTAGATGCCACGGCATTGCCAGCAATCTCTTGGAGGGCTGTTTCCACATTTGTAGCAGTAATGAGGCTGCCAGCATCAACAATCGGAATATTAGCTGCCGTATGAGCAGTTGTATCGGCTTCGTGAAGGGCAAGAACCGCCGCATCATTGGCCAGAGCATCAGCTCTAACCTCTACAATAGCGTCTTGAACGGTGTCAGCTGAAATATTTGCGTCATCATCAAAGGCAAGCTCCGACGCCGTCTTAGGAATGGCGTATGCAGTAGCTCCAACCTTCTGATAAAGAACGTCACCATTGTTGTAGAAACGAATATGATCAGCAGGAATAGTTCCTGAGGGATGTGACCCCCGATCCCAAAGATCAATAGCGCCCATTTCATCACGAGCACCGAAAATAACCGGGTTTGTGGGATCTTGAACATTGTTTCCAGAAGACATATGAGGTCGAGCATGCATTGCCGGCATAACCGTCGAGCCAACGCTCTCGGCAACAAACAACGAAGCTCCACCACCGCCGCCATCTGTGGTTTCGAAACCAAATGTTCCAGTGAAAACCGTTCCGCCGTAGTTTCCTGCAGCAATTCTGAAGCCCTGAGCGCCAGAAGTAATGTTTCCTTTGATATTGGCGAAGACGGAGTCATAAACTCCGCCTCTAAGATAGAACAAAGGATGCCCAGAAAGACCACCAGAAGCCTGAACATTGATCACTTCGGTGCGAGCAAAGGACGCCGAACCACCCGGCTGATTGCCAGTCACTGTATCTGGACTGAATACCAGGGCATGATGACAGTTTGTCTTCAAACCATGAATACGAGTGATCTCGCTCCAAGAAACTTCGTTTCGAATCTCGATAGCAAAACCCTCACCAAGCACTGCCGTCTTGGAGAAATCACGAATCTTGTTATCGACGAGACATGTTCCTTGTGTATCAATGATACGGAAACACCCTACAGCTGAAGATGTACCTAGCCATTCGCCGCCAATGATCGTAGCAAACGGCTTCGTGCCACCACCACCAGTAGAAGACTGAATCGTGAAAGCAACACCGCTGCCAGAATAGGTGATCGTAGCGCCATCAGCGTAAAGAACAAGATTACCTTGCGCCGGATCATACGTGACACCTGTAGCCAACGTATAAGTTCCTGGAGCAATGATGATCAAACCACCGCCAGCAGTTTCAGCAGCATCCAACGCAGCTTGAAGAGCCGTGGAAAGAGCTCCACCTCCGCCAGCATCGTGCTCTGTGAGAGTCACATTCAACGCCGGACCGGCATCACCAGGAGGACCCTCAGGACCTTCGGGGCCCTCTGGACCTTCTGGACCAATAAGCGTCAGTAACCACTCTGGCTGAGTTCCTTCAAACCCAAGATCGACAGCAATATCATAAGCACTGTCCCCATCAGCTCCGGTAGGTCCGGTTGCTCCAGGATCGCCTTCAGGACCAGTAGCTCCAGGATCACCTTCGGGCCCAACGAGAGTCGCCAACCATTCTACTTCTGTGCCTACAAAACCTTCGGCAACGGCAACGTCATAAGCACTTGGACCAGCTGGACCACCGGATGGACCGATAGGACCTTCTGGGCCTTCGGGACCGGCAACACCTTCTGGACCCATTGGGCCAACTGGACCTTCAGGACCTTGTGGACCGTCTGGACCTTCGGGGCCGGCAGGACCGGTTAGACCTTGAATTCCTTGATCACCCTGCGGACCTTCGGGACCTTCAGGACCAATAGGGCCGTCTGGACCTTCGGGGCCGGCAGGGCCAACAGGACCGCCGGATGGGCCTACGGGTCCTTGTGGACCAGCGTTGACAATAGTGACAGCATTAGAAACTGGGTCAACAACAATGCGTTGAGTTCTAACTACAACATTGATTGCATGAGTCATGCCGTCACACTCCCAACAAATCGAACTTCGATTGGCTGGTCGAAGATGGCAAGAGGTTCTCCGCCAGAAACTCTCTTGAGATCCATAAACCCACTATTGGCTTTGATGTCAGCGGTATCTACGTTATCGACGGTAAGAAGGAGTTCGCCAGCAGTAGCATCAGTCACAGTAACAACCCACTCCATGATGAGTGGGGCTTCAGTGTCTGGTTCAGAACGAATGTGACTAGTAATCGTCTCGCCTGTGATGTCGAAACCAAGGCTAATCTCGAGAGTGTTGGTCCTGTCTTTGTGTACAATAACTTCGGTGCTCATCTCGGCCTCCTTAATCAAAAAGTGAATTGTTCTGGGTCGTAGGTGATCATGACCACCTCGTATAAAAGTCGAATTCTAACATCGAGTCCCAAATGTCAAACAATTCGATCGAATAGATGCCATCAATTGGGCCATTCCAAACACCCCAAGTTTGAAAATCTCTCTGGACAGATTTGACACCACCAGTATACGGCGGGTCGCCTCTAGTTCTTGGGCCGAAGTAATTGTCAAGACCGCCAGGATAGCGACCATCCTCTTGGAGAATTCGTTGAAGAGCGTTAACCCGTCCTTCTTTAAACGAGTCGCCATACTTTAAAATTGGTGCGGGTAAACGACTGTAATAGAAAAGCTCTGGTTTGGGCATTGTTCCAACAGTCATGTTAGCGTTGATCATGCGCCAATAAGGAGAATTTCTATCATGAAAAATCTGAGCCGGTGGTCCAACAATCTCCATCATCTCAGAGAGACCTATTGATGTTGGAGTACGTGGTGCACCAGAATACCCATAAGCCCACGGACGAAATGGCGCAGTTGGATTTGCTCTGGCATACTGAAGAGACTTCATTGAAGAATAGATAGGATCAAACCATAGAAACGGATCTAACGTTACGTTTTTTGGATTCGTATCTGTTCTAGATTTCTTTGTTGGGAACGGACCGAAGATGTCATTCTCCATCTCCCATCCCCAGTCAATTCCACCGTGTCCGTTCTGAGAAGCAGGTCTGTAAGCACCAGTATCAAGCAACGATTCTACGTTGTTAAGACACAACCTTTCGAATAACTGGTTTCCGGGTTGATCAATCCAACCGCAAAAGGCTAGAATGTAAGCAGCCTCTTTTGGAAGCAATAGAATTCTTCCTTGAATGGGCATCAAGACCTCCTTCCAAAAGGTATGGTTTGAAATGCCTCTGCCAAATGTCCCCCCGGGGAAAAATATAAG